AGATTCTAGGTTCGAGTCCTAGTACCCCGACCAGTTTAGCGGGTTAGTTCAGTGGTAGAACAGAGGGTTCATATTCCTCATGTCGAAGGTTCAACTCCTTCACCCGCTACCATTTTAGGATAGGTATGCAAGTGGTTAAAGCAGCCAGACTGTAAATCTGCGTCCCTCTGGGTTCGATGGTTCGACTCCATCCCTATCCACCACTTAGGAGCAATAATGGCAGAAATTACAGGGAAGCACTGGGCGTTTATCATGGTTAATGTAGCGAATCAGCTTAAAGTTATGTGTCCGGCTATGGTTAAGTTAGAGGAAGTATATTTTGATGTGGAAGTATCAGGATTAAAGCGCAATTTCTACGACAACGCTATATTTAACTCAAAAGAAGAAGCGATTGACGCAATGATTGCCCAACTGGAGGCAATGAAAAATGGCTGATATATTCGTGTTCGGCAGTAATCTGTTGGGAATTCACAAGAAGGGCGCAGCTCTGACCGCATTGGAGAAACATGGTGCAAAACTCGGACAAGGAATCGGACTCCAAGGAAACTCCTACGCAATACCGACTAAAGAGACACCCAGAAGGTCATTGGATCTTATTTCCATTAACAAGTTTGTCGCAGACTTCCTCTCCTACGCTTCATATACTCCAGAGCACAATTACATGGTCACACCAATCGGTTGCGGTCTTGCAGGATGGCGACCAGAGCACATAGCTCCTATGTTCCACAGAGTGTTCGATTTAAAGAACGTCCAGTTACCCAAGGAATTTGCGGAGTTTTTGCCTTGGATGGCAACTTTCCCCAATTCTATCGCTACATTTAGTGATTACGAGTGAAACTTGACATAATATATAGTGTTTTTACCTAAATTTGTGCTAAGTTAGGATTGATATCTTCATTTAGGCTCGCATGATGCGAATCTGGCAAAGGATTGCCCCTACATGGACAAAGCAGCTCAGCTGAAGCTTGAGAACGCAGAAATAGCGGCCAAGCTACGGGGTAGTTTACTACTCTTTATTCAGGCTTTCTTCCCTATACTGACAGGGCGAGATTTCATTATCTCACGTCCGGTAGGCAGAGAGAGCCACTTCATTACGATTTGTCGTGCGTTAACTCGTTGTACGCGCCTCGAATCTTTACGCCTATTAATTAACGTCCCTCCTGGTCACGGTAAGTCCGTCATCGTAAGTTTCTGGATAGCGTGGTGCTATGCGAAGTGGGGTGACTGTAATTTCCTATACATCTCTTATGCTAAGACTCTTGCTGCGACTCATACTGACACGGTGAAGCGATTAATGACGCTTCCGCAATATAAGGCGTTGTTCGATGTACATCTGCGAGACGATTCACAAGCTAAAGATGCTTTTACTACAGAAGATGGCGGAACGGTTTCCGCATTTGGTTCTGCTGGTGCTATTACAGGACGAAATGCAGGATTACCAGGACTGGATAGATTCTCTGGAGCAGTTGTCATCGATGATAGTCATAAGCCCGATGAAGTCCATTCCGATCTCATTCGAGAGTCGGTCATCACCAATTTCCGTGAAACCATTCAGCAGAGACCTAGGGGTATCAATGTCCCTATTGTCTTCATAGGACAACGGTTACACGAACAAGACTTACCTGCTTACTTCCTTGCAGGTGAGGATGGCTATACGTGGGATAATGTCGTACTGAAGTCACTTGATGACGCAGGAAACGCACTTTATCCCGAAGCCTTCCCATTAGAAATGCTACTGATTCGTCAGGAGAAAGACCGCTATGTTTTCGCAGCTCAACATCAGCAAGACCCTCAGCCAGCGGGAGGTGGTCTATTTATGCCAGAGGACTTCCCATTGCTGGCGGAGGAACCAGAATATGCGATTACATTCATCACAGCAGACACCGCAGAAACCGAAGACCCAAGAAACGATGCCACCGTCTTCTCGTTCTGGGGTTTATATGACATTGAGACGCAAGGTCGCAAGACTGGTGTTATGGGTTTACATTGGATTGCTTGCCGTGAAATGCGGGTTGAGCCGAAGAAGTTGGAAGGTGAATTTCTGGACTTCTGGCAAGACTGCGCGAGACACAAGAAACCGCCATTAACTGCATTCATCGAGAAGAAGTCTACAGGAGTAACTCTTATCTCGATACTGAAGGGCATGAGAGGGCTAAAGGTGCGTGAGATTGAAAGAACTCGCAAGTCTGGCTCAAAAGCACAACGCTTTATCGATATCCAACCCTATATCGCAAGCAAGCAAGTATCACTACCCGCTCATGGTGCTCACACAGAATTGTGCGTGAATCACATGAAGAAGATTACCAATAATGACAGCCATGCCCATGATGATATAGCAGATACCTGTTCTGATGCGGTTCGTATCGCATTGATGGAGAAGTTGCTCTACATCCATACGCATAAGGACGCGCTGTTTAGACACACAACTCAGGAGGCAACGAGTAGATTGAACCGTCTCTCCGCGCTCAAGAAGAAGGCATATCAGACAAGGAATTAGTCATGGCCGTTATTGCTAGGAAGCATACTACGCAGTTAGAAAAGATTAAGCAGTCGGTGGAACAGGCTTATACCTACTTCCGTCCGAACTATGAACGCTACCACCAGTTTATGCGCTTCGTCTACAAGTCAACATTGACCGAGGATGACATAGCAGTTCTGGCAACGCTAGGACGACCTCAAATTGAATTCAATATGATGGAAGCCTACATCAGCCGATTACGAGGCGAATTCTCTCGTATGGAGCCAGGATTTGTAGTCAGAGCACAAGATGGCTTTGATGATATTGACCCTGGATTACTGAGTCTTTTAGAGGCTCACTTTAGAGCGATTCTAAACGATTCAGACAACGATGGATTTAGCTATGACGTATATACTGACCTTCTGGTGGGCGGTTTTTCTGTTGTCGAAGTCTATACAGATTACATTTCTGCTATGTCCATGGATCAGAAAATATGTGCCAATCGAGTATTTGACCCAACCCTATGTGGCTTCGATCCTCTGGCTCGTAGGTCGCATAAGGGTGATGGTAGCTTCTGCTTTCAGTTATTCCGTAAAGAACGCGAAGAAGTAGAGAAGGAATATGGCTCCAATGCCTTAAAGGGATTGAAGTACGCACGTAGCTTCTCAGGTTTCAACTGGTCATACCGAGCCGCTAAGCGCGACATTGTATTGATGTGTCAGTACGACAAGAAAGACTTTAGGAAGGAGAAGATTACCAAGCTCTCCAATGGTCGTGTTGTGACCGTGAAGAATTATGAGAAATGGGTAGAGCTTTGGAATGAGCAAGGCCACATCGAGCAGCCTCCTATTCCAATCGGCAAGATGCGTGAAACGATGATTGAAACCATCACACGCTATACTTTCTCAGGTGCGGAATTAATTGATACACCCGTAGAGACAAGTTTCTCTATGCTGCCACTGATTTTCTTTGACGGTAACAGTGCCATTCTGCGCGACAATAATGATTCAACGGCTGAGCAAATGACTCGTCCGTACATCTACAATGTTCGTGATGCGCAACGTCTGAAGAACTATGCTGGTCAGTCCTTGGCGAATGAGCTTGAGAACACTGTTGAGCATAAATTCATTGCCTCTGTTGAGTCCATTCCAGAAGACTACATTGATGCCTATATTGATATTCAGAAGCCTGGAACCCTGCTTTACAACCAGTTCTACGAAGGAAATCCAGAGATTTCTCTTGCTCCACCTAGAGAAGTTGTACGTACACCAATTCCACCTCAAATCAGTGAGACATTCCAAATGTCCGACAACCTGATTCAGGGTATCTTGGGAAGCTACGATGCTGCCCTAGGCATTCAGAATAACGAGCTATCAGGTGTAGCGATTATGCAAGGCGCAATGCACTCTAACGCTGCTGCCATGCCGTACACTGTAGGCTTCATGAAAGGTTGGAACCGAGTCTGCCAGCAACTCCTTGACCTGATTCCTAAGTATTACGTCACACCGCGTAGTATTCCTATTGTACAACCTGATGGGAAACGCTCCTATAAGACGATTAATAAGCCTGGTAATCCGTACATGAATTACGATGCTATGAGTCTGGACGTGAAGGTAGAGGCCGGAGTGAACTTTGCCGTACAGAAGCAGATATCCCTGGAAACCATTATTCAGTTAATGCAAACCTCAGAGTCATTCGCTAAATTCATTAATACGAAGGGACTAGGAATTCTGTTAGACAACATCGACATTCGCGGTATTGAAGGGTTGCGTCAAGCAGCTGGTCAGTACATGGAAGAAGAAGCACAGCAACAAGCTCAAGCGCAACAGATGGCGCAACAGCAGATGGCTCAGCAAATCGATCCTAAAGCGGTCATGATGATGCAAGCTCAGGCCGAGATTATGAAGGTTGACCAGAAGAAGGAAGCGGTTCAGACCCAGGCTCAGGTTGATTTACTGAAGATTTCTACCGATGACGCTGTGAAGAATAAGCAAGCAGATATCGAAATGCTGAAGGTTATGTCAGACATTCAAGGTGCTGGAGTGGATCAAGCCTTAAAGCAAGAGAAGTTAGACGCTGAGAATGCTCGAACTGCTGTAGAAATGGCGGTCAATGTCAGCTCTCATCATCATGAAGTAAAACATGCTGATAGGACTCATGAGCTAGCTGAAAAGTCTTTGAAGAAGGATAAGGGGAAGAAGAATGATTAATGCCGCATTAAATCTGCCGTTTGAAGCGGTTGATGCTGATGATTTTGAGGTTGAGATTATTGTGCGCTCCAGAAAGCATGACTGTCATACAGCTTATCGACTAAGCACGCATGAAATAGAGAATGATTTTGTATTACAGATTATCCGCGACATGGGCTACAGGTTAATGGATTTTATAGAGGAAAAGGGCAGCGATTCAACCGTTGTTTAACACCTGTTCCAATTGCTAGAAATGTTGCTATACTTAGTTCAATACACAAGATGTAGTGTTGCTTAGGATGAGCTGACACTACATGTAGTACCCCCAGACTAGACTGGGTTAAGGAATCTAGGCCATTTACGCAGCTATGCGGACAAAATAGTCGGACTGCCACGGACGGCAGGTGATCACGGTCACACCGGAAACAGTGAGGTTTCAAATGGATGCAAAGGATATTGCAGAAGATTTATTGCAAGATACTAATGTGGGTGCTGACGAAGCGGAACACGCTGAGACTCCACCACCTGAGAAAATGCTTCCTGCTTCCCAAGTGAATGAGCTGATTAAAAAGGCGAAACGCAAAGGAGAGCAGAAAATGCAAGAGCAATTAGACGCAGCTAAGCAGCAAATTGAGCAACTTCAGACGCAACAGGCGCAACAACAGTTGCAGAATACTGCGCAGACAGGCTCACCCCAACCGCCTCAGCAACAGCAAGGGCAGCAACAGGGTGGCATAGACGCACAGCAGATTCAGCAGCAAGTGATGCAACTAATGCAGAAGCAGCAGCAAGAGGAAGCGCAAAAGCGGCACGATGAACAGCTCGAACAGGAAGTAAATCAGGTAGCTCAACAGTATTTCGGCAAGATGGCTCAAGGTAAGGATATGTTTGAAGACTTTGAAGCAATCACAGCCGATTTTAACCCTGCTGAGTTTCCGCAATTAGTATTTTTAGCTAACCAGATGGATAACACCCCAGCCATTATATATGAGCTGAGGAAGAACCCAGGTAAGTTAGCTGACTTGGCAGTATTGGTTGAGAAATCACCTAGTATGGCCAGGAACGAGTTGTCAAAGCTTTCCGAGTCAATTAAACGGAATGATGAGGCAAAACGTAACTTGCAAGAACCTCAAGACCCCTTAAACCGTCTGAAGCCTTCGCCAGTGGGAACAGACAGTGGTACGAAGTCAGTACGGGATTTCAAGGCAGCCTCCTACTTAAAAGGCTGAAATCCTACCGAAGCGGTCATGTCTGTTCCTGATGAATATGGATTTTCATTGGAGAAGATGACATGGCCGTTCCAAATAACATTTTGCAACAGGTACAAACCTACCAACTTAGTAACCTTGCCTACTTACAGAACTTAAACTGCTTCGTAGCCACGGCTAATACTAAATTCAAGAACTTCGAGAAGCTGACCGCCAACCTTGGCGATACAGTGACTTTCGATTTGCCACCACGTTTTACTACTGCTGCTAGCTTGGTTGCTACATTCCAATCTGCTGATCAGAGAGTAGAGAACTTGACCGTGGATAAAGCGATCAACGTATCTTATGCGTTCACAGCGCAACAATTTATCTTCAACGTAGAAGACTACATGGAACAGTTCGGTAAAGCGGCTGTGATGGAAATGTCTGCTGAAATTGAAGCTGATATTGCTACTGTGTGCGTTGAAGCACCATACCGTTTCTACGGTGATGGCGTAACTCAAATTAACTCTTATGGACAGTTAGCTGCTGCCCTAGCTATGTATCGTAACTACGGTGCTGCTAAGGACAACACTAAGTTCTATTTGAGTGATATTGCTCAATCAGCCATCGTTAACACTGGCTTGAACCAGTTTGCGCTGGACAGAAATAATAAATCCGCGAATAGCTGGGACGTTGGTGATTTCGACCGCGCTGCCTTCTACGTGTCTAACTTACTTCCAGTTCACACAGCAGGAACAATCGGTGAAGACGGTACAGTGTTGACTGTAGTCTCTGTAGTCAAGGACGCTAACGATGCGGTTATCCAAATCGTGTTCTCTGGTGCTGGTACTGACGCTGACGCTGTTAAAGAGTTCGATAAGTTCCAATTCTCTGACGGTGTTTCTGGTCAACCTAACCTTCGCTACCTGACTTTCATCGGTCACAAAGTGTCCTCTAACCCTGTTCAATTCCGCGCGTTGAATGATGCGGCTTCTAGTGCTGGTAACGTCACTGTAGATGTTTACCCTCCATTGAAAGCGTCTCAAGGCAACACTCGTAACTTGAACTTCGAGATTGCTGCTGGAATGCAAGTAACTGCGTTGCCATCACATAGAGCGGGAATGATTACTGCTGGTAATCCACTGTTCTTAGGTATGCCAATGCTTCCAGAAGAAGTGCCATTCCCTACAGGTAACGAGGTTGACCCTGATACAGGCGTATCACTACGTATGTACTACGGTTCTCTGTTCGGTCAAAACCAACGTGGGATGATTCACGATGCGATTTGGGGTAAGAAATGCGTCCCTGAGTACGCAATGTCTGTAGTTTTCCCACTGTAATTGGCTTCGGAGGGTGAAAGCCCTCCCTACTATAAGGATATTAAAATGGCTATTTCAACACCAATCGTCAATGCCCGTCAGTACTACATCAATGGTCTGAAGCTTGCTTATGTAAGTGCTACCACAATGTCTGTATCTGCTGGTCGTTGCAGTAATGCCACTAATGAAAATGACATTAGCGTGGGATTACCTTTAAACGTAGCTGCTACTCAAACGGGTACTGAGCCTGTTCCTGCGGGTTCCGGTGCCGTCTTAATCAACACTGCTGCTAACGGTGCTGGTGGTTTGGACATTGGAGTCATGGCGAACGATACGTTCTACGCTGTGTACGCTATCGGTGACAGTTATGGTAATGAGCCAGGTTCAGCGATTATCTCCGCTAACTTAGCTTCTCCGTTGCTGCCAGCTGGTTACGACATGTCTTTCCGTATCGGATTTATCAAGTCTAGCGGTGCTGCTGCAATCCTTCCATTCCGTCAAGATGGCTGCGGTTTAGACCGTTGGATGTGGTATGACGCTCCAATCGCCACTGATGTTACTGCTGGTGCTTCTGCTACATATGCTCCAGTTGACGCTAGTGCTGGCTTGCCCGCTGCAACACCAACGATGGTTAGTTGGTACTGCGCGTTCACTCCAACTGCTGGTGATGACACTTTGGTACTTGCTCCTGGTACGTCTACATCTACTTTAGGTTACGCAACTCTATCTGGTTCCGTAGCTGCTGTAGTGAAGACAGGGAACTTGATTTGCCCAACAGATGCGCCTCTGACAGATGCTATTGACTACAAGGTTACTGGCTCTGCGGTTGCAATCTCTGTAGGGGCTTATTTAGACCAGTTAGCAGTCGTAATCGTAGAATAAGGAACTGCCATGGCCTACACGACATTACAGCTCATCAACAATGCGTACTACGAAAGTGGAATCGTATCTCGTGGCTTTGAAACTGTGTCAGGCCAGCAGGCTAACGATGGACTGCTGTTCCTAAATGACCTCATTGCGGATAAGACTGTGGAAAATGGTCTTATCCCTTACTACGATGAGCACAACTTTAGTGCCGTCATTGGTCAGGAAAAGTATTTTATTGAGAACCTAATCAGCATTGATACGTTCGTGTTCTACATCGACACAGTACGTTATCAGACTGAGAATCGGGCTAGACGTGAGTACTTCGGTAGTTCTCGTGCCGATAACATTCAGTCCTTGCCTGGTAGCTGGCATATGGAGCGTTGCTTCGGCGGTGCTAACCTGTACATCTACTTCAAGCCTAACCAGAACTTCCCGTTGACTATTTGGGGACAATTTAGATTGGCTCAGGTAGCAATCAACCAAGATTTATCATTAACGCTGGATAGATTTTACATCAACTATTTACGCTATGACTTAGCAGCTCGACTATGCGCTGAGTACAACTACACCGTTCCACCTGGAGTTTCCAAAGCTTTAGATAACTATCAAGACTCAATTAGTAAGAAAAGTGGACCGATGGATCTAAGATTGACCAAGTTATCCAGTCTTCAGAGACGTGGAGGCATTAACTACGGTCAGGTAAACCTTGGACATGGATGGGTGAACTAATATGGTGATGACCCCTGGAGCCACACAAATTCCTGTGAGGATTGTGGGATCGAGCATTTTCGGTCGTCATCCGATTATTTCCGATGAACGCACTTGGAACATGTTTATCTCAGATGACTGGTTAATCAATTTCGCAGGATATAAGCAAGCGGTAGAGATTTTAGGGAATGACGTTGAAGGCCGTGGGTTATATCACTCTACACGAGGCAATTTCCTACTGGCGGTTCTTGGTTCTAACCTCTATCGAATTGATGCCAATTTAGGATTTTCATTCCTATTTAGCATTGGAACCACGACTGGCGAAGTGTTCATGGATGAGAATCTAAGCTCACAGATTGCCATTGTGGACGGCTCAAATACTGCTTACATCTACAACTACACGACCGAAA